AAATATCCAGGAACCACAATTGATAGTGATGGGTTTGGTAGATGGCAAATTTACATGGAAAATGGTTTTATTTTTGATCTAAGTAATATTAGTTATGGTGGTCAAATTGATTGTTATGAGATTAGAGGATCCGAACAATATGAAGAAGGCCAAATACTAGAAAAAGAACTTCAATTACTTTGGGATCAATTAAAATAAAAGTTATGGACAAAAAAATGGAAAAATTCATCATCAATTATCTTCAGAAGAATTTAGATGAATCAGAAAAAATGTGGGATGAAAAAGCACCACGAGCTCAAATTGTAGGATATCTACAAGGTTGTATTAAATCATTAATTAACACTTTAGAAGAATAATGACATTTAAAGAAACATTATTAGCAACTATTGAAGATAATCGACTAGAAATGTTGATGCCTTCACGTGAATACAGTGAAAATGAAATGGTATACATGCGTGGTTACCAACAGGCATTAGAGGATATGTTAGAGGATTATGATGGCGAATTATACACTATTAATCATGGTAAACACACATTTTCATTAAATTAATATCATATGAATCCAGTAAAAAAGAAATTTTTAGAAAAGTCAACAAGTGAAGAAATGCTTGAGATTGTTGAATGTATAACACGGGCTGAAAGTCATGGGTTATTAGTAGAAGTTGTATACACAGCATTAAAAGAAATGAAAGAATATCCCAAGTCTTCCCCATTACTTGCTTTACAAATTGCATTAGAAGATTGGGATGTGTAGAAATAATTTCGTATATTAATAAAAAATAAAGTTATGGCAAATAGAGATTTAAAAATTGAATTAATTAATGAATTAGCATTTTTACTAGAACTGCAAAGTAAAGCTTGGGCTTATCATCCAAATAACCCAAACGCTAAAAGTATTGTAGATGAGTATGCTCAACTTCAGATTGATATTGAAACAATCGAAGAACAAATCAAAAAAATCGATTAACTCTAAGTAAATAGGGGGAGTAAAACGTAATATCCTAAGAACACAATCGACGGATTGCTTAGGTTGGGACTCTGATGCTGCAAGCGCGCTATAAGGAGTGAAGCCCCCTTAATTTGCTACTGTGGTGGAATTGGTAGACACGAGGGACTTAAAATCCCTTGAACAGTAATGTTCGTGCGAGTTCGATTCTCGCCAGTAGTACAACTTACGGACTCGTAGCTCAATTGGATAGAGCATCGCCCTTCTAAGGCGACGGTTATAGGTTCGACTCCTATCGGGTTCACATTTATAAATTATTTAAAGGGGATAGCTTGGCTATTACCCTTTTTTTATCTATATTTATCAACACATCATTAATTTTTATACAGTATGGGACATTATGAAGATAGATTTTTTGAAATTTATGAAGACATTAAGGTTAAAAACTTAAGGGAAGATTTTGATAAACAGCTTGTAAAAATGAGTAGACAAGAAAAACACAGATTTAAAAATCAAAAAGAAAGATGGGAATATGCTCATGCCCGCGTTACAGGATCAATTTAAAATATGTATACTAAAAATAATAAAGTGAAATTAGATAATATTTTCGAATTATTTTCATCAAATGAAAATGTAGATGGAGAAAATGATATAGTTCATATCGATTTCACCCAAACCCCAGTTTACTGGATTGGGATGTATAAAAAATTAGTATTAAATCATCTTAATTTTAATAAAAAAGTCGTACAATTTTTTAAAGAATCAAATCATGAACTTGATGTAGTAGACATGGAAAACGCGGGAGAATTTGTAGTTTACAATAGGGCATGGTATTATATTCAAAATGTAGATATCAACGTTGAAGAACACGTATTAGCCATAGAAAAATATCAAGATGAATATTTAGATACGGCTCTCAAATTAGGAATTAATTTTTTTGAGGAGCAGGAGGAATACGAGAAGTGTGCTCTCCTTAAACGTATCTTAGACAAAATCCAGGAAATTTCAAAATAAAACTTGGTTACCCAAAATATCTCTCGTAACTTCAGAATACGGGTTTAGGAAAAAAGGGAATGGGGAAATAAGGAGATAAGGATAGGTTGGAAAGGTGGGAGTAAGGTGTTATATTCATCACATAATAAAAATAAATAATATGAGAAATAAAGAACTAGTGGATAAAAGATTTATCCAAGTAGAAAGTAAAATTAAACAACTAAAATTCTTAGTTGGAGGTCAAGGTACTGCTAAAGAATTTCAAGATACCATCAAAGATTTAGAAACCGTAGTAGAAGATTTAAAATCTATAGTAGAAAGAGATTTAGATCCTCTAAGAAATGGGTAAAATATCCAACATATTAAAAGGTTTATCATTTACACTAGTATTCCCACTATGTGTAATTTATATTTTAATCACAAGTTTATTAAATAAATAAAAGTTATGAAGTTAACAGCAGAACAAATCCAAATGAATTGGGTGGAATTTATGAGTAATATTGATACTTATATTTCATCCCCACGTAAAGAACAATTAAAAGCATTCTATGAGAAATTTGAAGATCGTATTTCTCTTATGCCTGCCTCACATAAAAAAGAATATCATTCTGCATTTCCTGGTGGTTATGTTGATCATGTTAATAGAGTAGTTAAAGCTGCTTTATCAATGTCTGCTGTTTGGGAGGGATTTGGTTGTGATATGACCACATTTACTACTGAAGAATTAGTATTTTCAGCTATTAATCATGATTTAGGTAAAATGGGTGATTCGGAACATGAATCTTATATACCCCAGACTGATAAATGGAGGAGAGATAAATTAGGTGAAGAATATATGCACAATAAAGCTATTGCATTTGCTGCTGTCCCAGATAGAGGATTATTTTTACTTCAGGAGCATGATGTTAAATATACATTTAATGAAATGATGGCTATTCAAACACATGATGGTTTATATGACCCAGCAAATGAAAAGTATCTAAAATCATTTATGCCAGAAACAAAACCAAGAACTTCACTACCATTTATACTACATCAGGCCGATATGATGGCAGCAAGAATTGAATTTGAAATTGAATGGTTACCTAAATTTAAGAATAACTTGGATGTTAGCAAGAGTAATTTTACATTAACAAATGATAATAAAAAAACTCATGCTAATAAAGCAAAATCTAAAGCATTAGGTTCTATGAAAAGCGAGGGATTAAAAAATTTATTAGATAATTTATAATGGAAACAACTACAATAATTATTATATCAATTTCAGTTTTAGCCGCTGTTTTATTATTTACAACTATTAATTTATTGCGTAAAAATGAAAGAGCAGAAGATATAGTAGTAGGTTATCTTATTTATTTAGATAAAATATCAAAGGTTATAGAAGCTTCAGATAAGAAATTAAAAAAGATCGATCACAAAGAATCATTTAAAAGTGATGATGAAATTGGTTTTTTCTTTGAACAAGTAAAGAAAATTCAAGAAATTTTAAATGAATTTAAGTTGAAAAAACTCGATTAAATTGAAAACATAATGGATTCTATAATTAGAAAACACAAAAGCAAACCACAAAAAAGAAGATATTTTACAAAAGAAACAGAACAGGCGATTGTTAGGTACAATCGCTCTTCTGATCCCGAAGAAAGAAGTGAGATTTATCAAGAATGGATACATTGGCCATTTTATAAGTTAACAGAAAATATTATTCATACTTTTAAATTTTACCACACTGATGGGGTAGAAAATTTAGAAGATTTACAACATGAAATAATTACATTTCTACTATCAAAAATCCATCTATTCAACCCAGAAAATGGAGCTAAGGCATATTCGTATTTTGGTACTATAGTTAAACGATGGTTAATTGTTTATAATCAAAAAAATTATAATAAAAAAATTACAAATATTAATGTAATGGATTTAAGTAGTTATTCTAACCTAGACTCAGGTAATCCATCATTTATAGCTTCATCCCGAATGGAAAAAGAATTAAATTCTATTATGAGAGATGATAATGAGAATTTTGATGGTGATGAGTTAAGTCTCCAAGGTTATACTTATAAAGATAAACTATCAGTATTTGTAGATAAGTACGTTGAGTATTGTACAGATAATATTTATGAAATTTTTCCAAAAGAATACGATGCCTCTATTGCTGATGCCATATTAGAGTTATTTAGAAAAAGAGAAAATATAGATATTTTTAATAAAAAAGCACTTTACATTTTTATTAGAGAGCAAATTGATGTAAAAACTCCAAAAATTACTAAAATTGCTAATGTTTTATACGCAATTTTTAAGGAAAAATATATGTTTTATTTGGAACATAATAGATTTCCATACAAATAAGTTCCATTTAATGATATTTATAATCAAAAATTATGGGACAACTAGATTCAATTATATTTGGTAATAAAAAATTTTCTGATATTTTAGAAGAAATTTATACAAACCAAAAGAAAAAAGAAGCACAAG